CGAGTTCATGATCCCGAGCGGCTGCTTTAAGCCGTCGCCGAACAAAATGCCCTCATCGAGAACATACTGGCTCTCGTCGACGAAACACTTTTGCACGAATGAGTTGAGGAACGGCGCATCTTCCAATATCTCGTTGGTTGCGTACCAAAGTCCGCCCATTTTCTTGAGCTTGAAGTCGACGTAACGCAACTTACCTTTTGACGACGGGATCTGCTCGCCCTCGTCCAACCACGTCATCTTGACGCCGCCCATACGGTTGCCGTCAGTGCGATCGTCGTCTTTGGCTGCCGGGATGCGAATGCCGTCTTTGCCGGCCGCAATTTGCGCGGAGCCACACAGCGGAGCAATCAACGATTGATCGAATGCGCGCTGCATGATCTGGTTGGAGATGTCGGCTTCAACCAGGAATCCGCCATCTTGTCCGACTTTTTCACCCAGCCCTTTGGTCCGCTGCTCGGGATCGCGCATTGCGCGTTCTTGGACTTCGCGGAGCATGTTCCATGCCTTTTCGCGCTCCTCGGGTGCCACAGTCGGCACCGTCGCATTGAAGACCGCCCGGATGTGCGAGGCGAAATCCCTGAAAACAGGCTCGTTCTTGCGCGCTTCGGCTGCCGGTTTTGCTTCGCCACCTTTCGGGTTGTTTTTTGCGGGCGGAGGCGTTGCGCGGAATTGCGTGGACTCTGTGCCGGCGGGTTCTTCTTCGCCGTCCTTTTCGCCGCCATCCTCGTCAGGATCAGCCGAACGGCTTTCGCGATCCTCAAGAATTTTTAGCTGCCGCGTGCAACGTTCGTATTCCGCTTTCAGCGTCTCGATCTCTTTTTCTTCGTCGTCTGAAAGCGCGCGGTTTTCTTTTTCGATCAGTTCAAGGATCTGATTGATCCTGGCGTCTGCCTTTGCGCGGAGAGCGCGTAACCTGGCTTTGGGGTTCATGTCGCATGTCCTCTTGCTGCTGGGTATCAGCGCAAGAGGCACACAAACAAAAAGACCGCCAAGACGCTGATACCGTTCGTAAAAACGGTTCTGCGTAACTTGCGCGGCTTCCTCGATCCACCGGTGTTACGTATATGTTGTGCTTTAAGAATTACGTCAAAACTGCGCGACTGTCAACGGGCTGCTCGGAGTTCCTCAAGTAATGCGCGCACGTCAGATGCGCCACGCTTGCCGCTTTCCGGTTTCGCAGTCAAAAGATTTTGCAATTTTACGATCGACCGCTCGACGGATGCACGCGTGTCGTCGCATAGCGGGAATGCATCTCGCGTTAATGCGTTTATGATCACCGCCACGTCGTCAATTTCTTTTTTGCCCTCGGCTCTGGCCATGGCGGTAGTCTGCTCGTACGCCGGATACGTCGCCGTGCAGCAATCATAGAGCTTCTCTACTTGGGTGACGATCCGCAGTGGATACTCAAGAGTGTCATCATATATCCATTGACACCCATTCGGCGCAATATCGAACGCGAACGACATTTGAGTGATGTCGCCGCGCTTAACGCACGCCGCTAGGTCGCGGGCTGCTTGCGTGTCCGGCAGATCGCATTCGACGTACAAGCCGACGTTATCCGAGCGCAAACGCAGAGTTCCATTTGTCGTCCGGCCGTAAACGGTATCAGGATTATGGTTATGCAGGAACCGGCAATCAAGTGACGCATCGGCCAGCACTTCGTCGAAACAGCCGGGCGCTAATTGCTCAATGAACATGTCCCAGATCGGCACCGATGGAACGTTGTATTTTGCCGCGTATCCCTCAATGCGCGATGCGTTGGCTTCGCCGCTTACTCGTAACTCAGCCTTCGGCGTTAATATTCTGAGCTGCTTATGCGACATCTTTTTTGGCCTCCTGCAAAACTTCCACATCGCGCAAAACTTCGCCGGCGAGAATCCGCGCCATTTCTTTTTCGTCGCAGGCGGCAACACGCTCGGCAATGTCCGCGCCCGCGCTGCCGAGAAGGTAGCGGACTCGATGCACGAATAGATTCGCCCGCAGCCCCATCAAGTCGTCGAGCGTAGCAATACTAAACTGCTCATCGAGCATCGCTTCCGCCAGGCGCAATGAAACGGGCGTGAGCATGGCGCGCGTGAACTTTTCCAGCTCGACAAACTCTTTTTCCGCCGCGCGCTCAAACTCTTTCAGATTCTCGTGCTTTTTGACGAGATTACGCAGCACTGCGCAGGTTTTCGCGCAAACACGCTCCGAAACGTCCAAAACGACGCCCTTTAGCGCAGTTATGGCGCGATTTTGGTCGTTTTCGTTCTGATTTTGGTCGTTTTGTGCGGGCTTTTGCGCACCTTTTACGCCCATTTCGGCCGGGTTTGCGGTGATATCGACCATTTGCATCTGCGTCTTGTTCTTGTCGCCACCTTCAACCGGGTTATATCCGATCTTCGCGCGCTCCTCGTTGATATTCGTGATACCGCTGCGAACGCGCGTAGCGGCGGCCGCAGTGAGCGCTGCAACATCGCCGGTAAGCAGGAGATCGGTGTCAAAGTCGATAAATAAGCCGTCCTCGCGCTCGAAATCATGCAGTAGATGCAGATTGAATGTCTCTTTCCAGTTGTCGACCCATGGCAAGATTGTAAATTGCCGAAATTCCAGACTCTGCTGCTCGACGTTATTTTGCGTTGCATGCTCGTTTTCGCCGAGCATGTGCAGCGGCACCATGAAGATGATCGCGATGTCCGATTTTGTTAGTCGGTAATTCTCAATGATCTGGATGTCCGCCGGCGTGAGCATCACCGGTTGGTACTTAAATCCTCCAGGTAGAAACGCGGTGCGCCCTGCATTTGCGCCGCCGGCGTTGGTTGACTGCCACATTGTCTTACGCTTTTCGAGCTGCTCCTCGGTGAGATTCACGCCAGGCTCAGTAGTAATAATGCCGCGCGGCGTCGCAGCATTTTTAAGCAGACCGGACATGTAGTTGCGCGCACCGATCGCCAGGCCGAAGGTGTCTGCATGCACTTGCAGCGGCGACAGCCCCATAATTCCGTCGTAGCTCGTCAGTTTGAAATGCATGATCTCCTCGGGATCGTACTCGCCGCCGATGCCGAGGGGGTCGCCAGAAACGGTATAGTCGCGCGCTACGTAGTATTTGAGCTTGCCGGCCGTGCGAGTCAGACTGACGCGATCGGGATGCAGGTAGTACCAGCTGCGCAGCTTGCCCCTGGTGCTCCAATCTTTAAACGCATAGCTGTTACCACGAAAGGCGCCAGCAAAAGAGCTCGTGTCAAGGAACCCACGTATGCCCTGCTCGGGGTCGGGCTGCCATTTCAACAGTGAGTAAAGGTAGTGATCTTTCGCTTCTTCTTTACCGCCGCGATCATTCATCCGGTAGATCATCGGACGGCAGCGCGCAACGTTTTCCGAAATTCTTCGGGCCGCGCAGTACACTGCCGGAATCGTCGCCATTGATTGCGCCGTGATCAAGTTGCCAGTCTTGGCGACTGACCGCCCCATGATCTCTGACCATGGGTAATCGATCGTCTTCCAGTCGTCCACATCGGCAGCCGTGCGACGGTCGGGCAGCCCAAATAATTGCCTAACAATACTCATCGGCGGCGCCCTCCGGCGAACAACCCGATCATTGCGACAAGAAAGCTAACGTAGATCCAGAATGCCGCGTGAGGCACGCGCGGGTAGTACCACAAGATCGCACCCATTGCGCTCACCGCCGCAAAAAACAACAAATCGAGCAATTCAACTTTTGTCGCGATGGCTGTGCTGAGTAACTTTTTCACCAGACATCAGCCTCCATCAATTCCGGCAACTTCGGATCGCCAATCCAAACCTTCGTGGCGTTAACAAGCGCGGCGCAGCCGTCGATTTTGTTCTTGCCGCTCTTGTCCTTCGTCAACATAATTTCCTCGCGGCGGTTGGTTTCTGCCTTCGCGTTTGATATGTGCCACCGCATCACGGCATTACCATTATGAAGCAAGCGGCGCTTCAGTACCATAGTTTCGATTTTTTTGGTAGGTGCGCTGAGCGATGGAAAACTTTGTGCAACCTCGACGATCTCAATGCCGGCATCCTTCAGGTTCTGATTGAGTTCGTACGCCTGGTGCTCGTCCTCGCCGAGCATTTTTATCTTAAATTTGCGATGTATAGCCTTGATATCTTCTGCGATCTGAATCAGATCGGCCGCCGCGCCCTTAGTCTGCTTCATCCAGCCCGCCTCGATCCACTGCGGGTAACTAAAGCCTTGGTCGTAGCGATTTTTGACCGTCTTCTCGGGCACCCAAAAGTATTGCAGCGTATATGCACGAACGATTTCTACCGTTTTGGACGCGGTTGACATGACCTCGCCGTCTTCGTTTTTGATCAACTCCTCGATTTCTTCATACTCACCGGTCGAAAACGGAAACAGCAATACAAGGCTGTTGCTGTCCCGTACAGAGGCCAAATCGAGTCCGGCATAGCAATCCAAGCCGGCTAACGTTTTCTCGTCAAATTCGCCCTTGCAGGCGTCCCAGTCGTCGAGATTGATCCACGTCTGCGATTTGCTCACCCATTTGTTCAGGTGGAACTGGTAGAACTTGGCCATCTTGGTCGGCGATCCAAGCGCTTCGTTGTAAATCTTGCGCAGCGTTTTCTCGTTGACCGTAACGCCCCACCCCGGATTCACTTTCTGCCATGTCGCTGGATCGTCGAGGTCATCGCCAGGGTCTGGCTCAAATATCACCGCGAGATATGAGTCGTTGACGATCACGCCGTCACGCACTTTTTTGGCGTACTCGTATTCCTCGTACGCCGGCGAGTAAATATCCTCGCCCGCTGTTGTCGTTGCACCGCCAATCGGCTGCCGGCGGTTGACTGTGCCGGTGCGCAACGCTTCGCGCAAACGATCGTCCGTCTGCTCGTGCAGCTCGTCGATGTTATAGCCGTGGACATTGAAGCCGGTCTTACCCTTAGGCCGGCTCGTCAGCACTTCGACAAAACTCTTGGTGGGCACATGGATGATGACGCCGCCTTGTTGATCCTTGCTCTTTGCCGCGACCGCATCGAATTGCGCGCCGAACATTCGCAACTGTGGATCTTCGCTCGTTTTCCAATGCTCGATCTGCGTTGCCATCATCATGTACATGACCTTGGCCTGCTTCTCATCAGCGGCCGCTATATACACCTGGGCGCCTTTCTCGCCATCGATGCATGCCAGCCCGAGCATGATCATTGCCAGCAACCACGTCTTTGCGTTCTTGCGCGGAACAAAAATAAAAAACGTCGAGTAACGGCGCATGTCGTCCTCAACGCGTTTCCATCCGAACAGCTCACGGATAACGGCGCGGTGCCAATCCATGAGCTTTACGCTTTCAAATAAATTCCCGTCAACGAGACACGCGTATTTCTCGATCCACGCGCACCACCGATCCGCCTCGTCGGCGTCGAAATAGTATTTATCTGGCTCGCTTGGGGGACAAAAGCGGATCGTCGAAGCTGTCGGCACTGTCGCCATCGATTTCCTCGGATTGGATTTCCGTTAAATCCCGCATGCCGCGCTTCTTGCGCTCACTCGGCGTCAGCCCGAGCTGCTTCAGCAACTTTGATGCGGCGGTCCAATACTCGTCTGCCATTTTGCGCTCGGGGCGCTTCACGAACGTATTGCCCGTGTGTCTCACAAACTCGCTTTGATACTTAGCGAGCGTCTTTTCACAGCGCACAGCTTTGCCGACGTAATTGCAATACTGCCCGATGAGCACGCTGTCGACCGCGCACACCAAGTTTTGTGCAACCCATTGCGGCACCACTTCTTTCCAGTGCTCTTTGGCTTCGGCGATCAGGAAATCCGGCATCACCGGCGTGATATATTTCTGTAATGTGTCATCATGCAGCGCAATTACGCCTGTCTTTGACACCGGCTTGCCTTTTGCCCGGTGCGTCGTTTTACCCTTGAGCGCTTGTAGCTCAGGATTCGGGCGCCTTCCGCTGCCAGGTCCGCCCATTAGATCTTTCTGCCGACGATGGACGCGGCCGCCACCGCGCCCGCCGTCGCCCCGCATAGATTCAAGAACTTGGTGAAGCCTGTCTCGTCGCTTTTTTTGCCGATCCAGCAACACGTTGTGAAGACCGGCGCGACCGTGACTTTAGCAACCGGCCTAACGCCATGCTTGTATGCAAATCGCGCCGGCGCAGTTGCTTTGTGAAGTAACGGATGTTTGGCTGCCGCGGACGGGGGGACCGCGGCTGGTGCCGCGATAGCAGGACGTATATCATCCAGCGCCATAGCCGCCGTCTGCGCCATGAGCGCCGTTAGCGCTGCTAGTGATATCGTCGTCGTCTTGCCTCTTGGCACCATGCTTAGTATTGGTCTCCTGCTCGTCTTAGCGATTTATTGCGGGAAAATGTGTTCGTGCCCGCGCGGGGTTTAGCGGCTCAGGGAGCCATATTCAAACTATCCCCCCCTAGCCTCAGCATTTTGTTCACTCGCGGTTAGTGGCTCGCCGTGCGGTTCTTCGCTTGGTTGCGTGTACTTGAACAAGCCAGCATGATCGTTGCCGAGCGTGCATTCATCAGGGAAGTAGACAAGATTGGTCGCCTCGTCATCACCACACATCTTGCAAGACTTAGAACCCTGGTAGCTTACGTGCAAGTCCGCAATCGTGTTGAGCGCATTTAGATGCGAGCGTATATCAGTTAGGCAGTCAGTACATATCGGCTCGTTACCATGCAGCACAACTGGCATATCGGTTCCTCACATCTCTTGCGCGGGTATGATTACGCGAGATCGCATTTGTGTCAAGTATTTCGTTTGCTGATGAATGTCACGCCATTGTGTTTGGTGCGCTTGATGTTGCTTGGTTCATTGCCAAAGCCGCGATCTTGTGTGTTTGTTTTGCGAGCATGGCAACGAGGGCACAGCGTTTGCAAATTACTTTCGCTTTCGTCGCCTCCGCGGGCTCGGGGGATGATGTGGTCGACTTGCATGTATCTCATGCGGCGCTTGCATGCTGTGCCATTCTCGTCCACGAATTGGCAGAACGGATGCTTAGCTAGATGCTGCAACCGTACCGAGCGCCAATACCGGGTGCGATAGAACGCACCGTCATCGGAAGAAGCCTGCGCATAGCCAGGATCATTGGCCCGTCGTTGAGCGTTACGCTCGCGATGATATTCACACACTGAGCGCACAGGGTCAGTGTTAGGGCAGCCTGGGTATCTGCATGCTCGCGGTGGCTTGTCGGGCATTACTCAACGGCCTTGAGTCGTCGGACAACGGCCAGCATCTCACCGAGCGACAAAGACGTGAGATATTCAACACCTCCGCAGACGAAATGCACAGGCTCATCCCAGTCGCACGGGTTCGTTCTGCAAATGTCCTGAAGCACGGCATGAAGTTTCTGGTGCGGCAATGCGCCGTCATCGTCAACGCGCAAATCAACAGGTGCTTTGTTGCCGCTAATGTGGCTTGGTTCTTGCGCTACACCGTGAGCTTCCACAAAAGCAACAAGTGCTTCGGTGTTTTGCTCAATAGCTTTTTGCACACCGCGAATGGCGTTGTGTATTCCGCGCAAAGACCCAGGCTCGACATTGCGAGTTTTTTCTTCGTTCATGTTTGGTTTCTCGAAAGAGCCAAAGACTAATACGCTCGTTGGGGCAGATAGTTCGACGCATGAAAAATATTCCCACGCGCTGCGGGTCGGCTCGCCGGCGTTGAGGCGCTTAATCGGCGCTATCGCTTCGTTTCGAATCGTTTCGCGGCGTGCAAGCGCGCATTGCGCGCGCTAGCTCGCCGTATCGAATCGCATATATCAAGATCTGACTAGAGTTTTTTATGATCTGATCTGAACGATTTATAGATAGATATCGATATCGATATCGATATCCGTATCGATATCGTCATTTGACGAAATGACGATATCGATACTATCGATTATCTATCGATATTATCGATATCGATATCGATATCCGCGCGCGCGTGGAGATCTCTATCGCAGGAGCTATCTCGGGAAATCTCTCGGGAATGTATTTATTTTCGCGAGAGCTGATAACGCGCCACCGTGCACCGCCGCTAGTGCTGATATATCAGCTGTGTATCACTCACGCAACTTGACACATGTGCGTATGCGACCGTTAAGATGTGCATGTGCCGTACATGACGCAACCATGGAGGAGACGGAACGACATGCCAATTGCACGACAAACGATAATTTGCAGAGAGGGCGGCGAAAGATGCATGGGCGAAGTGCCACAAGGAAAAGAATTTCAATGGAAACCACAAAAGCAGGGAGTTCCGATATGCGTTCCCTGCTATCGACAAGTTTGCCTCTCGGTTGCGGACGGCACATCCAAAGAGAGCGGCAAAGCGGTCAGGCCGGCGGAGGCTGCGGAGCAACACTCCGCCGGTTCTGATCGTTCTTCTAGCGCGTTGATCTACAAAATGCAACGTCGCATCGACGACATGCAAACAGAGATCGAAGAACTCCGCTCCCTCTTAGCAAGAATGACGGAACGCGTCGACGAAATCCGCGAGTGTCAAGTAAAAGACATGCGCAATTTGGTCAACATCCAG